GCACCTAATGCTGGACCAATAAGAGGTATGCCTGCCAATGCTTTATATGCTGACATGGCTGCTGTATAACTATCAGATAATATTTTAGCTGCATTTTCTCTTTTCTCTTGATTTAAGAGATTTATACCCATTCTAGCCATTGCTTGTGTATTCTTTGACTCATTTGCAAATAAGTCATTACTAAAACTCATTAAAGCATTATGTTGCGTTTCTTTAACGCTTAAATATTCTTTTTCTCTGTCTATTAATGTTTGCAAATCAATCAATCTTAATTTATCTGCATTAGATATATCCATCGTAGTAATTTTGTACATATCTAATTCTTCATTAGTTAATCGTAATGCCATTAGGCGTTCTGTATATAAATCAATTTGTGATTGACCTGATTGATTAGTTAGGTTTATACCAGTAGCTAATTGTTCTTGTGCATCAGTTAAACCTTTTATAACTGCTTCTGCTTGACTTATAACAAAAGCATTTTGACTAAATAGAACAATTTGTTCTCTTAGAGCTTCATTAGTAGTATTTTGTAATAAGTCAGCTAATTCTTGCTGTGTTGTTAATGCATTCTCTGGAGTAAAATTAGTTACAAGCCTTTCAAATTCATCTAAATTATTATTCAGATTTTCTAATCTGTTAGCAGTTTCTTCAGAACCATCACCAAAAGACCTTAATTCTTCTCTTGCATCCCTTCTTAGGATTGAAGCAGTATCCATAAAGCCACCAACCATGCCATGAATGGCTTTAGTGGCATTTATAGTTTGTTCTTGCATAGTAGCAATTTGTCCAGTTATAGCGATTAATGCCGCAGGTCTTGATGCTTCAGCCATATTAATCAACTCATCGCTAAATCCTTTGACTGATAAACCTCGCATTTCTAATAGCTCACCAAATTCATCTGCTGATTTACCTAATTCCTCAAAAGCATCTTTACCATTTAATAAGCTAGGTAATAATGCACCTGCAACAGCAGCACCAATAGCTATAACAGCACCATAAGCAGCACCAGCAGGACCAAAGGCAGAAGCAATTTGTGGACCTTGCATTGATAAAATGCGTAAAGCATCAGTTCCCATGCCTGCTTGTACAGCGACATCCTGAATCTGATAGGAAAGGTTACGCATATCAACACCTGCGCCTCTGATTGGTGTTACTGTACCTTTAGCTGCATTACCTACAGATTGCGTAGCTTGACTAGCTTTTGTACCTGCTGTAGCGTTTTGATTAAGTGAGCGAGTATAATTATCTACATTCTTCTTAGCTTGAGAAGTTTCTGCTTGTAGTAGTAGATTAATTTGTGCCATGCTATTTCCTGTTTCGTGCTAATTCCATTATAGCCCTAATTTCCCAATCATCTAATACGATGCCTGTTAATTCCATATAATTAGAGATTTCTGTATAAGTATAATCCATAAGAGAACTATACGCATTGAAAACATAGTTTAACTCATGCCTTAATTGAGGCGCATTAGCAAGTTCTTTAGGTTTCTTGCCGGTTGATTTCTCTACTTGTTTAAATGTTTCTAAACGACTAATTTTTGAGCCTTCAGGGATGCTATTTACCCAATAACACCACTTGCCATATTCGACAAACTCATCAATTAGCCCTGAGTAAAATTTTCTCGCCTACCTACAAACTCTAATAGCTGTTGTACAATAAAAGGTGAGTTTTTGTATAGATTCCTGGCATTATCTTTGGTGTAAGGATAATCCTTTTTACCATCCTTAATGCCTTTCCAATCTATAGTACATTCAACAAGGGCTTCAATATCTAAGGCATCAAAATCTAAATCTTCTATTTTGCCAGATGCTCTAGCAGATAATAGCTTAGATGTTTGCTTTTTCTTTTGGCTTCTCCACTCCTTAGAATCGATGCCTTTTAATTTAATAAAAACATCAGTCAACTTACCATCAACAGGTGAGAGTATTTGACACTCTGCACCTGTTTCATGGTTATCGACTGTCTGTAAATCAGACAGTTCCATATTTACTCCTAATTAGGCAGCAGTCCTAGTAATGACTAACTGACTTGCGTCAGATGAGCTATATAAAGCTACAAAGTCCATTGATACTGTTACTGAGCCTTCGCCTGATACATCTGGTTGACCAGAATTGTATTTCACATTAGGAATATCAATCTGGATATCATTACCATCAACATCAGTAAGTGTTAGTACGATTTCACTAGCAGTTTCATTTACAAACTTCTCATAGAGAGCTTTACTTTCAAAGTATGTAGTTAAAGTGCCAGTTACTCTTGATTTGCCTATAGATGGTCTATTGGTAGTAGCAGAACCTACGCTAAATAGTGGTTCTAAGCCATTCTCAACAGTCATTTCTAGGCTTGTTACAGTTGCAATGCTTGAGCCACCTTCTGTAATTGAGCCTGTAAAGGAATCAAAAGGCGTATTGCCTACATCAGCAGAATAAGTAGATGATGCTACTTCAGAAGTTGCTAAAGTAATATCTTTACCTATTATGCCAAAAGTAGCCATAACCATTGCGTTAGGGCTTACTGATAAAGACATTGTATTGAATTCACAGCCTGTATGTCTGTGATATTCAGCAGTATCTAAATCAGCAAACTTTCGTTCTATGGTAAATGAGCGTCTGGTAGAGCCACTTTTAAGGACATTCGTTGTCCAAGTTCCACACATTACAGCTTCTAGTACATCGTCAAATGCACCATATTCTAGTTCTGAAGTGATATCTCCACCTATTTGCTTATTACCATGTCTAAAATCTTCTACTTGCCTATCGCCACGCAATTTTTCTGACTCAATGGCATCCTTCGTTAGAGCCAAAGTCGTTCCTGTGTGTGGCATTGGTGTCCAGGTAGGCGTAGAAGGTGTTGTGCCATAGCTACTTTCTACTACGAAATGTAGGCTATGTTGTGCGCCATTTGCTATTGTCATGTTCTTGCCTCAGTATATGATTGAAAATCTATGGAAACAGGCACAAAGTACCATGCTTCCTCTCTTATGGCAGAGCCTATGCTTACGCTTCGTACTCTGACATTCACACCATTATACGACATAACTGTGCCTCTTTTGAAATGGTCTGCAATAGAATCTGGTAAAGTTGACCTACCTTCTCCTGCTGGTTGAACCACATCAATTTGTAAGATGCCATTTGTTTCGTCTTTTCCTGATGTGCCTAACGATGCCTGTAGGGTTTCTACCGGTATCATGTTAGCCCTTAAATAAGCACTACCAGTAGTAGGCTCATAGTTAATATTGGGATATGCAATATCTGGTGCGCCTGACAAAGTGCTTAACTTTGTCATTAATGCTGCCTCAATATCGTTAAAAAATGTACTCATTTAATCCTCTTAGATTGTCTATCTAACATAGATTGTAATCTTGCTATATTTTTTCTTACCATACCTTGTGGTGCTTGACCTGAATAGCCATATTCTATTCTTTCTGCGTAAGGTAAATTATTCATAAGGTAAAAGGTATGTCCTAGTCCCATTAATTGTATATCTTGTGATATTTGACCTATGGTTGAATTACCTGTGCTATCTGTTCTTTTGGTTGTTCTGTTATGTCTTTTATTAACAGATGCCATCCAATTACCTCTTAAACGACCTGTGTCAACAGGCGTATCTTTAATAATAGCACTTGATAAATCAAATAAAGTTCCTCGAACTACTTCATCAGTTTGCTTGCCAAGATTAATCGTATAATTATGCATATCTTGTTTATAAGTCATTTGCGTACCTGCAATGTGCTTAATACTTTAGTACCACTAGGATTAATTTCCTCAACAGATACAACTCGATAGCTTTCTGAGTTAATGCTAACTTTATCACCTATCTGATAGCTGTATTGTTCTGCTACGACTCGTCTATCTCCTGCTTGTATAGACTCTAAGGCTCTTTCCCTATCGTTATAGTCAAAAATAGCGCAGAATTTACTAAAGTTGCTCGTTGATTGGCTTGTTTTGCCGGTTGCAGGATTGTATGCACCATCTGTAGTTCTGGTAAATGTATATTCTTCCCCAAACCTTTTCAGCATCTTTAGTGCTGTGGCTTGCATTTTCTCGTAATCAAATGCACCTGCGTGAGCCATGTTACGCTCTCGTTACTGTTTGAGGGGATATGATTAGTTTCTTAAGTGCGTAAGTTAATGCAGGAGTATCCGTCTTGCTACTGCTATTATTAGCATAGGTTACAGATATATCTCCTATACTTTCACTAATGGTTCTTCTATCTACTGTTGCAAGATTAGAATAACCAAGATGTTCTATATTGATTTGCTCGTAAAGGGCTATCTTTAGTTCTTTAGGGATTTCATTGGCATCGACATAATAACCATCAATAATGACATCAGTTCTAGGAAATTGTAAAGGTTGTGTTTCATTGGCTTTTCTGCCTTGAAAGTTCTGCCTTTCTATAAAGTCCATTGCTCGATAGATATGTTTAGTAACTGCTGCATCATTATCGTAGGTAATCCCACGCTCATCTGCCCAAGCCTTAAACTCAGCAAGTGTTACATAAGTGTTTGCGCCACTTACATTTGAACCATCTTCAACTACTAATGCCATTTATGTCCTCAAGGTTGTGAGAGGGCATATTTCAGCCCTCTCGTATAGGTTAATACTAACCAAGAAGTGTTGCAATGAAGTCAGGCTTCCATGCTTTAACACCCCATGAAGCAGCTACTTCAATCATGCTCTTTCTGTAGCCTCTGTACATTCTGACCTCGAATACGAGACCTGAATGTGGGTCAACTATAGTCATAGCATCATCAGCAGCATCGCCACCCTCTGGGACGGCAGGTGCGCGTATAGCTAATTCTAGTGCAGCTCTGTGGAAAGCCACGTTTGCTGTATAGCTGTTACCAATGGTTGCTTCTACTGCATCAGCAAGTGCTGCTTTTAGTCCAGGACTACCGATAACTATATCAGCTTCAACTTCAGTTGTACCAGTATTAACAACGTATAGATTGCTATCGCCAGCAAAGGTAATAACGTCACCTGATTTAATACCAGTAGTATTAACAGTACCACCATCTAAGTGAATGGTTGTATCGCCAATGCTGTAACCAGCACCTAAGTCAACATCGTAACCTGTACCTGCGCCTTTAACGTGTGATTGTACTTTAGCTGATTGTCTAACATTCATGCCAAAGATATCGCCTAAGATACCTTGTCTAAGAAGGTTAGAATCACCTGCTTCATTAACTTTAGTTAACTGAGTAAGTTTTCTAAGGTTAACACCAGCAGTTGTTCCAAGCACTAATGATACTTGTCCATCTGAAGGCATACCATTATCCTCAAGTACTTTAAGGATTTGTGCGCCATCTTCTAATGTAGAAGCAAATGGAGTAGTACCTGCTGTACCATAAGCACGTGAAGCACCTTGGTAAGCAGCTTGTGCTAAATCTTCTTCGATTTCGTTGCACAATGCTCTCATTGCTTGAGCAATTTGGTCACCATAAACAGTTTCATAGCCGATACCATTATTTAGGTGTCTGACATCTTCTCCTGTGTATGGGATTTGTACTGCACGAGCATTAGAGATTGAAAGTGTTTTGTTATCTACAGTTTGGTCTGTTCCTTCAGGAATAGTCATGCTTTCAGATACGTTGGTAGGTGAAGCAGTTCTAGTGAAGGAAGCTCTTACTGTATCGCCTTTGGCAACTCTTTCTGAGCCATTAGCGTTAATGGTTGATGCAGGGATAAAGCCAACAAGTTCTCTACCCACAACATCTGCAGCCTTATAAATATCGCCTGCTAAGTTTGTAAGTGTATTTGCCATTATAAGTTTCCTATATATTATGCGTTAACAATTTTACCACCCTCACGAAGATATTTGGCTCGGTCATTTTGACTTAAACCATCAAATTCAGTTCGAGTGATTTCTCTTTTACTCACATCAGCCCTGCCTTGTGAGCGCGTGGCACTACCACCTGTGGCTTGACTACCATCAACCAGGAATGGATAAGATTCTTTGATTGTGTTCGTCAATTCATCAAGAGTTGCGACTGTGAGTTGACCTCTATCGTCAACAACCCTTAATTCGTTATCAACAATCTGTAGCCTCTGGCGAAATTGTTGTTCTAGTATTTTCGCCTTATTTACATCTTTAGTCAATGTTGATGCAAGTTTAGATGCCTCAGACTGTACTTTTTGTAATCTGATATTTTCTTGGAATTGGCTAAGCTGATTCTTAAGCTGTTCAGCTTCTGCTTTCTGCGACTCAAAGAGTTGCTTGTAATCATTCTCTGCTTTAGCTTTATCTTCAGCTTGCTTCTGGGCTAATAGCCTCGCTTCTTCTTCTTTTTGCTGTGCTTCATCTCGTTCCTTTAACCATTTCTGCTTTTCAGCTAGTAGTTCATCATTCTTAGATTTAAGCCCTTTAACGGACTCATCTAGCTTAGCATTAAACTCCTTATCAAAAGCATCTTTTAGTTTAGTTTTAGTTTCGTCATCTATTTCTATTGTATTTAATATATCCATGCTCACCTCTAGTTTGCAAGTTGCTACTCTGTAGCGTTGTTAAAGTCCTAATTCCTCAAAAGTCATAGGTTCTAAGTTTCGTAGTTCATCTATAGTGTAGTTGCGACCAGCTTGGTCAACAAATCTACTAAGGTTTAGATTTCCCTCACGAAATAGTCGAGCCTTTGTGCTACCTAGCACCTCTTGCTGAAATGGCTCTGATTGTTGTCGAAGCCATTGCTCATAATTAGTTTGAGCAGAGACTTGTTTTGTGCCTCTGCTACCTCTACTAGGTCTTGTACCTTCGCCTCGTCTAAATAGACTAAATTGGCTTTTAACAACAGGTACAATGGTTGACCTGCAACTAAAATGTGCAGGTGGTTTAGGACTCTTAATAGGGTCATTACCAAATGGATATATTTGACCATCACGAGAAGCACAAATTAGACTGGTTCTAGAATCTAATGTTGCTACCCATTCATAGCCTTCAAAGATATCTTGGTTTTCTCTATACACAGTTTCTCTAGCTTGGGTTGCTATAAAGTTAGTAATAGTTCTGGCTAATGTAGATGCCTGGTTCTTTTGCAATCCAAACATATTTCTTAGTGATTGAATAATAGTTGGCGTTGTATCTCCTAATATGACACCATCTGTAATAGTTTGTGTTATTTGTACTGCTTTCTTACTTGCGAATTCACCTAAAACAGCACCAATCGTATAGTTCTTAGTAGGTTCTAGCTTCATCACATTACTATAAATAGCCGATTGAATTTGTTCTGGTGCAGGTAATGCTGTTTCTCCTGCTGTTAATCTATCTAACATTCTTTTAGTAAAACCAACTTCATAATCGGTAAAGTCAATGAGTTCATCCATAATCTCATCAGCCATCTCTTTATACAGACCATTGGATAATTGTCTTAGGTCTAGTAATAAAGTATCGAGTCTGGCTTTACTTAACTCTGTTAAATTACCGGTAAGCCTACCCTCAATCGTTTGCATAATACGATTAATAGTATCTATTGCTTGTTGTTCTCTACCCCTTGCATATCGTTGTATAAATATTTGGTGACGAGTTAAAGCATTTATAAGCTGTTCATTGGTTGTTGCCATATCACCATTTTACTTTGTCAGACCAATAAGCTGCTGACATTTTGCCTTTAGCTATATTCTTTGCATGCCTTGCTTTAAATGATGCTCGTCTGGCTTTATCTGCTTTGCTTTCACCCTTTCTAGCTGGGCTACCAGATACACCCTGTTGACCAAACCTAATCAGTTTAACTTCATCTCCTGATTTAGCTAAGACAACATGGCTTTTCTCAGGATGTTTAGGAGTGCGTTTAGGCTTGTTATAGCCTGCTAGATTATAACGCTCTAATCGTGGGTCTTTTGCCATATCAGACTAAAGGATTGGCTAATCCTCTCTCCTCTTTTACCATATCTAACGTACGCTCTGCATCAATTAAGCCACCTGATTTAAGTCTCTTAAAGATATCTTCCTCACCAATAATATCCCTGTCTAGTAACTGAATCATAGACATGATTAATTGTGGGTCAACATTCTTATCGTAAAACTCATCATTAAGGTCAAACTCAATATCATCTATAGGTACGCCCATAAACTCACCACACCATTCAATACATATTTCTATGGCTTCAGATAAGTTATGCACCAAATCACCTAATACAGAATTCTCACTAGCAAATCGTATTCTTGCGCCTTCTGCTGTCTCGTTGTTACCTCTGTCTGTGATAATCCTAGCACCTATCATTACCATTGCAGATTCTTTGGCTTTCATGGCTTCTAGGACAAGACTGTTAGGACTAGCTTGTAATAAGGTAGCTGAACCTGTTTCACCTAAGACATGACCTTCACGACTGCCTAGCTTAACACCCATAGGATTGTATTCTAGCCATTGTTCTGGGCTAAGTGAGTGGGTAATAAAGAGTGATGGCTGTCCTGTGATAAAGCAGGACTCTTCATAGTCAGCACTATTTCTATAGTGTGCTATATTCACATCTGCAATATCAGCTAACGGACTGTCGTCAATCGTAGCGTCATTATTCTTGCTACCAACGAACTGAAAGGGAATGTAATCCCAAGTTGAGCCATCTGCTTTGCGAGGATATATTTCTTCAGTTACAGGCTCACCATCACGATATATTTGTTGTGTGTATCCATCAGGTCTATGTCGTAACACTCTGTATTGTGTCTTATCTTCATGCTGGAAATCATCTTCATCATCTTGGTAGGTTTCTGCTAATACAATCAGCCCTACCATCTTACGCCCATACATATTGTGCGTTTTCCAGTTAATGATTTGTTCTGCTGTATAAGGAATAATAGAAGCTGCTAATCCATACTCTTGCACTTCTTCTGCACTAAGTCCATCTGGTGTTTCTGGATAATCTACCAGGAATCCACATCGACCAGTTTCTAGCAGATTAGATAGCTCATCCTTTGCCATTTGTGTAAGTGATAAGCCATCTCCTGTTGCATTGTATTTAAGGTATTCAAGACCTTCTGGTAATTGCATAACTGGGTCTTTACGAAAGGCTGCACCTAATAAGGCATTTTTAGTACGAGCAGTAAAGTTAGTAAATAAGGCTCTACGCAAATATTGTCTGTATCTTACTGTTTCTGTACCCTTTCTCTCATCTAATGCATTGTTATCTGGCACAGGCAAATACTTATGCTTTTTCTCTTTGACTGCAACTGAGCCTTTAACTGAATCTCTGGTTTTGTCCCAGATAGGCTTATATAACTCGTACTGTGGATGTTGAGTATCGACTGACATTAATGTTCTCTAATTAGATTCATTCTATTATATTACCTTATTACTACATCGCAAACCTAAAGTCTACATTTGCGACTGGTTTTCTGATTGGCATTAAGTATGCGATTGGATAAGTCGTTGCATCGTTCTGATGGTCATAACCTGTACTTTTATCCGGCTCGCCATTGCTATTATATGCTTGTTGTTCTAAACAATCTGCTGTTTGTGGACATTTGTGTGCATTTATTTTTACCCTACCTTTTTCTAGCGCATTATTCATTGCCATTACCCTATCTTTAACAGCAGGATTTGATGCATTAGCTAATACTCTAAATCCTTCTTGCTGTAGCATAGCAATATCAGAAGTTGACGCGTTAACTGTCTTTCTGCTTTTACCTGATGCATCAGGATAGATGTAAACAGGATGTCCTTTGTCATACCATTTATCTTTAATAATCCTAATCATTTCAGGTGTATCGTACATATTGTACAGTTCATCTACTGCGTGATATTCGTGTCCATTCCTTACAACATAAATAGTTGCTGCTTGCTTGGTTACGTTAAAGTCACAGCCAATGTGCAATGCTTCATAAGGTTGTATTACTTCATTGCTCATACATTTGACTCTATCGTAGCTATTGTAGACTGAGCCTGATACTAGGTTGACGAATTCACCTTCGATGTAAGAATTAAGCAAATTATCTGTGTACATATCTTGTAGGTTTTTAATGTAATCATCAGGTAGGTGAGGATTGCTATAAGTAGGTGCTTGGATAATTTCATAGCCGTCTTTCGGATTCTTCTTCCAGGTATCATAGACAAACTTAAACCCTTCTGGTGTCGTTGTTACGCCTATAGTATTTTTCCCATTAGTTTTGTACTGTCGATTCCTAGCTAGAATCTGTCTCCATGCTTTAGCTGCATCTTCTTTCTTGAGCGTATCTAATTCGTCTATATCGCTATCTCCTACCTCATAACCTACAATACGATTAACATTCTCCATAGACCTAAAATAGATAATTCCATAACCAGCTACATTGAGTTGATTGAGTGGTGACTTAGATAATCTATAAGGTATCTCCATTTCAGTCAGTATCTCCTCGAATCGAGGAAACGCAATCATTCGTATCAAGTCATAGGTAGGCTGATAGAAAGCACGATTGATATTAGGACAAGACAATAAACCAATCACAGAGCGTAATATGGCTGCTTCTGTTTTACCTGCGCCAAAGCCTGCTACAAATGCAGGAAACTTTGCAGAAGAAGTAATGTATTTGTATTGGGGAACAGTAGGCTTAATCGATGCCATCAGGCTTTACGATATTGATATTTATGGGCGTATGACTTACTGCCTGTAAACTAGTCTCTGACCAATTGGCTTTACAATTTAAGTAATATTCAGTAGCTGGAACTGATGTTTTAGTATGCTTTAGTAAATGACCAGATACTTCATAAATGCCATTGGATTTACCATAGGTTAAAGCATCAGTAAGTTTGCCACCATCTCTGCCTTCTATTTCTCGTAATGTTGTAGGTGAAATGCGCAATAAACCTGCAATTTCGTCTTTACTCATGCCTCTTTTAGAACATTCCTCTATTACAGAATATTCTTCTGGTGTGAGTTCTCTTTGTGGTCTACCCATTGCCATTATTGATAATTTTTGATTTGCTTTTGTGTTAAGTCTAAACTATTTTGATTGCTTGATAAAGCATAGGCAATGATTTGGCTATACAGGATTAAGCCAAGATACTCGACATCCTTGTTAAGTATCGCAGATTTTATGTTTTCTGGTGTATCTTTAGATAGGATTCCATTCCTACTTAGTGATTCCCAAAGGTTAGCTTCAGTTGATAGAAACTCCTCGATGATTTCATCGACTTCAGTTTGGGCTTGTACCTCTATGCTTATCACAATTTATATCTAAATTGCGATAGTTAGCCCAATAGCCATCACAAACCATATTGGTATAAAGTTGTTCTTCATTGACTTCATCCTGATAATCAAGATTACCTATAAAGCCTAATATTACTACACTTAGTGCAATTAATGTATATTTAAGCATTTTGACTCCTTATGTATGCTTCGGTGATATCACCTATGATTTTACCCTTTTCAGCTATAAGCTCATCTAACTGACCTAACCTATTAGCTTTATCTACTACTTTCTTAGCTTTAGCAAACTGTATTTCATCTAGGTTAAGACTAAAGTCTTGTGCCATAGATAAGGTTGATTGTGCCATTTCATCACTAGGTGCTGTAATTGCTAAAGAAAGGGCTAGTACGAATGCGTTGTAATTGTTATCTTCCATTATTTTAATTACTTTACTCTTTTGCGTTCCATTTTATAAATAAATGCTTGTTTGATATCTGATTCAGGCAAATCGTAAAGACAATCTTGACACCATGTTGTTTCGTAAGACTCTAAAGAATCATTGCAGTTTTTACAATGACTGTGAATAATACCAGTTACGATTTCGTTTTTGTTTGTTGTTAGATTCATATTTACTCCTTTTAGTTAATCTACATATATATATTACTATTATTTACATAAATGTATATAACTAAATATGTAATAAAATCAGGGACTTATGTTATATTTGCTAAAAGCTATTAGGCAACTGCGTACATAATTCTGTACATCTGGGTCTATTTTCACTTCAATATGTCTTGGCACATCATTAGGGTAAACACTAAATTTCCTACGATAAACCTTCTCTGCAAATCCTTTCTTATATCCTCTAATGGATTCAAGGAGTTTTAATTGATTGTACCACCTAGCCTTTGTCTCAATACTTTCTAGGATGTTATTACGCTCTGCCTGATTAAGTTTCTTTAGCATAGTCTTATCAGTTCGTATGGCTCGTTTCATATCTATGGTATAACCACATTCACATTTAATGCCCTCAAAGATTTGACTGCATTCAGGACATACGTTTGGCTTATTCTCTTTTTTATCTCGTTTAACTAGCTTTTTCTCATTATAGGTTTCTTTGTTATGTAATTGATAAGGAACTAAATCCTCATAGAATCCAAATTGTTGCGTATTACCTGCGTGGTCAAGATAAATAGCATGAGGCTTATTCTCATGCAATCTAGTGATTCTTCCTAATCGTTGTTGATAAACAATAGTGCTTTTAGTAGGAAAGCAATCAATAAGCACAGTTGCTTCAGGATTGTCATATCCTACACCTAGTAATCGTGAACAGCACAATACTTGTATCTCATGGGATTCATGCAAAGCATATAGCTTCTTTCTTTCACTATTATCCATATAACCATCAATGTGGGCTGCCGGTATGCCATTGTGAATAAATAGTTCTGCAAGGTATTTGCTGTGATTAATCGATGGACTAAATGCTATAGCCATTTTACCCTCACCATGCGCAATATAATTTTTTACGATATCGCCAGATAATTTGTCTTTATCTTTTTCAATCCTGGTAGATAGTTCTATTGGGTCATAGTCACTTCCACCTGTAGCTAATGCTCTGCGTTTTATATTAGATAAATCAACTGATGTACCACCATAATATTGAATAGGCGTTAAGTAACCTGCGTCTAACAGTTCTCGTGTTGTAATAGGCACAATAAGCTGTTTGTAGTACAAGCCAAGACCTTTACTATAAGGCGTTGCTGTCATACCAATAAAGATACATTTAGGGTTTAGCTTCATAGCCTTCTTTATGGTTTCGTAGTTTGTATGCGCCTCATCAACTATAGCCAAGTCATAATCAAAGGTGTCTTCCATTCTGCGTGTTAAGGTTTGCACACTTGCTAGCTGTATTAGCTTTTCTTCATTGGTCTTATAGTGATT